AGGCTTACCGTTACGGGTAGTAACCCCAGCTACTTTCTTTGGCTCTAAGTCCATAATAAATTCCTTGCAGGATATTAATTAGTGTAGTAATTAAGTGTTATGAGTGATGCTGTAGATATAGAAAAACGTGATCGTATTATTGATGAAGTTCATAAAGCGATTAAAATGTGTATTCCCGAAGATCAGGATGCGCCTTGGGCGGTTGATGGCCAAATAGAAAAAATATCAGATATGATAGATGCTGCTATGGCGCACTCATTAGCCCGCCACGGTTAAATTTGTATCTAACCTGATTGTTTATAGTACCATCGCCTTTTGCGGGAAGTGGTTCAGGAGCATCGGCTTTTTTCCAATATTCTACGCCTTTGGCATAAACCCTATCTCTATACACTGTAGCAATATCAAAGCCTTTAACCGCTTGTCCTGTTTTCATGTCTATAAATAAATGTTTATCCATTGGGTTAATTCCAACTTCTACTACAGTATCGTCCATTTCATTTAAGACATTGCGCTGCGAAGTAACCTTGCCTTGAACGGACATGGCCGGAACTTTCATACCATCTTCAGCTATTGCTCTGCGTTTATTTTGATCCACATGAAAAGTGCCGTTCTCTACAGTGACGGCTGGTAGATATGAGTCTGCGCTTCCGTATACAGGGTTACCCTTAGAATTTACTGGGTGTACCGTTTGTAACCTATTGAACGGGGCAGGGGGTCCATCTGGGTCTATTTTAGAGCTAAGGTTTAAACGTATAGATTTTTCAGCGCCTTCTTCTATTGGTGCATTAATCTTTGCATTTTTCTTAGGACCACCCGCTGTACTTCTACTTAAATCAATCGACTCTAAATCTTCTATTGTGTGATTTTTTAGGACTACGTCTGGATTTTCTACATTAAATTTACTTGTACCTATTTCCAACTCAGGTCCGAACACATCACCCATCTGATCGTCTAAAGGCGGTCCACCGTTATCCCCAAAGCGGTAAATTTTAGGCTCTGGTTGAGGTCCACCTCCAGAGGGAAGACTTCTTAAATATTCTTCTTTTTCATAATCGCTTATTAGAGCTTTATACGCATTGACTTCATCAACCATCTGTTGGTCCGCACGCATTACCGTATTTGACCTAAACCCTAGAGACCTTTGATCATCTTGAGGTTTAAAACCGCCAGCGCGTCTTGCCTCAAAGAAATTTCTTTGTAGGAGCTGCAAAGGAACATCTTCAAGTTCCCCGCTATATTCACCCGGTATTTGTCTATTGTATGTATTATGTCTTAACTGTGGACCCGACAAGAACTCCCCAGTTGGATTAACTCTACCAACACTAGAGGTTTGCATTTTAGGGGTCATTAATAGATCGTCTTCTGTAATGCCTACTCTAGCAAGACCCATCTGAGGAAAACCTGCTTCCTGATAATGCTTGGCATCTAATTCTTGCCAAAGAAGTCGGCGTTTGGTTCCACCTATACCTCCATCTTCGGGTAAGAGGCGTAAGTATTCTTTAGTCTCTGAGTTTAAAATACCGGGCCAATTAGGGTCTACATTTTCTTTAACCCATTTATCATACTCCGCAGCTTTCTGTGGTTTAATCTCCGACTTATTAATTAACTCCATGACAGTATCACTCATCATAGTGTTAAAATCGCCCGACTGACCTGCCATAGAGGCATAGGTTACATAAGGAGTATTGCCCTCATCTGCTATTTTGTCAGATAGTTGTACTACTTTCCCGGCGACTTTATCGTCAGAAGCCCATAATCCTGTATAAGGATTACGCATGAACCCTCTACCACCATCTAGATCTACCGGGTTATCAAACTCAACGCCATCTACACCGTATAAAGTTTCATCTGTAGCGGCACGATCACCTTGTGCGGGAATAAGTACGGCTTTATTTTTCTGTAACTCTTCAACAGTTAAAGGTCTTTTATCTATTAAGTTACCACTTGAAACACTATCTTTAGGAATTTGATCTGCGTAATCAGAAAGCCTAGTCCCTGAAAGTCCGGCAGGGTCCAATTCACCTTTATTAGCTTTATTAACAGGCTTTCTATCTGGGAACATATTGCCGCCCATAGAACCTAGAGTATTCGGATCATAGACGGGCATAGAGTCTACTACTTTATTAGCGCCATCCGCCATCATCCTTGCACCTGATCTAATAGCTGCGGCGGCTGCGTCACCAGCACCCGGCACTAATCCAATGATCGTGGCAGCGGCCCCTAAGCCGCCCATAGCGCCTATTAGATAGTAGTTAGGGTTTTCTTGAGATAGCTCCTCGCCAATCATCTGGACGGTCTCATAACCGCCCTTGATGTCTCCTATGATAGGGGTGAAGTCTAAGGCTACATTGCCTACGTCTTTCCAAGTAATCTCTGGCATAGTTACGGCTATATCTTTAGCATATTCTTGCCATTGCTCTGCCGTACCGCCCTGAAAAGTTTCTGGCTCTGGGGTGGTTGGTGTATCAACGACTTCTTCATCGCCGCCAAACATAAACTCGTACAGACCCATTATTCGGCTCCCTTAGTGACTTCATCTCTCAGGGTCTCTATGCGTTTTAATTCCGCTATAGCTCCCTGAATTTCTAATACTCGCTGGTGATCCTTAGTAGTCTCAAGCAGACCGTGGTAATGTAGAATGCGGGCCTTTGCGTAGTCCTTTAATGAGGAGTACTGCTCTCTGTCGTTGACTAGGGGCAGAAGCTCCCTGAAAAACTGTTTATCCATTATTTGCCTGTATTTTTAGGGACAGCCTTTGTGCCAAATTGGCGGATGTAGGTCATGTCCTCTGCATAGGCTTCGGCCCAGCGGTTTTCTGTAAATGTGGCGAAGAGTATTAATTGGGCTACGTCTAAATCTATAACTTTTGTAACTTCCTGTAGGTTAGAAACTTCTTCGCGTAGACTATCTATAGTGTAGGACTGCTTTGATACCCACCAGACTGCACCCACTAATTGTACGGCCATAGCTAAGACTAGGGCCAAAGGTAATTTTACTTTATCCATTTGTGATCTCAAAGCAGTAGAGGGCAATGTTGGTAGTAGTCACTAAGACAGAAGCCTTAGTCTTTTGTTCCTGACATACTTTTTCGCTGGGATACTGGCCTAGCTTATAGTGAGTTACGTTGTTATTCACTAACTGGAAAAATAAGAGCATCCACATTACTGAACTGGTCCTTGAGGAGGTTGCTGTGGTTGTGGTGCATTACCGCCGTTGGCTCCACCGCCGCCGCCTGTGAAACCCGCTGCGTCTGGTTCAGGTGCTTGGCCGGGGGCTACGTTACCGCCGCCGTTGCCTGTTGGGTCTTGTACGGAGGGTGGTCCGCCTTCAGGGGTTGCTCCCTGTGGAGGTACTGGGGGCTGGGGCATGAGTGCCTGTATCTCGGCCATCATCTTCTGTTGGATAGCCGCCTCGCGTGGATCGTTTAAGATCTTATCTTCGTCTAGGTCCATGCTGGAAGCCAACTCACGCAAGATGTAATCGTATTTAACAAACGGCTGCATCGCAGGGTTAGCCGTCATCTGCATGAACTGTAGAAGTCTCTGGCTACGAACTTCATTACGCATGAGGCTCTCAGTACCCCGTGCCTTAACGTCGAGGTCGCCAATAAACTCTTTGTCGAAATTGAATTGCATATTGAAACTGAACAGACTGCGGCCAAGCGGAGCTAGTAAGTAGTCATCTATATTTCTGACAACGGCCTTAATGTTCTGAGCGGCAGCCCCCATGAGCATAGACATACCCGAAGCAGTCCTACCTACACCGCCAACGGCTCCTGAACCGTGACTGTATGACGGGATACCTGTTGCTTCGTCTGCAAGCTGTCGGCTCTTGTCAAACATCATAAGAAGCTCTTGGCTTACGTTGGGGAACTTAGTGCCATTAATCGCAGTACCCGGTTGACCTGACTGCCTCCGAAAGACCTTGCCGGGGTACACAGACATATCCTGTCCCGGTACTAAGTTTGTCTCATCGATCTCAATTAATAGGTTGCCAGACAGTGCGCCATTATCCACCGCCATACGCATGAAGCCATTCATCAGCAATTGAGTATCAAGCATATTCTCAGCCACACCAATGCCGAAAAAGCTGTACGGATTAAGCTC